GCGCAGGGAAGTTGAAGTCTTCTTGCTTGATATCCCAGAGTGTCTTCCCTGTGCTACCGACAGGCATAGACTGCCAGTCTTTAGCGGCTAGGAAGGTCTCGATGTCACCATGCTGCCAATTGAGTGACGCATAGATTGCTGACCGGCGACTACCCCCTTGCATGACCCTGCGACCAATCTCGTTGATCATGTTCATCTTAGGGATAGGGCCGGATGCCTCACCGCCTGTGCGGCTGATGGTGGCTCCAGCAGGACGATAGACACTGTAGTCCACACCAATACCGCCGCCTGTCATGAGGCAGCTCTCGGACTTCCAGCTCAGGTTTGCCCAGTCTTCTCGAGTGTCCTCTTCTGCTTTGAGGAGATAACAGTTGTTGAAGAATTTGTTGGGACGGCCAGCGTAGTACAGATACCTACCCCCAGGAATAAACTTGAGGTCAGTGATGTACTGACGAAGTTGGGAGCGGTCTTCGAGACTCATGTGGTCACCACATACGTCTTCGACCAGTGTTTTCGCTAGGTCTGCCCATGTTTCACAACCATCGTGGGCGTACTTGTGTTTGAAGATGTCCTCGCTGAATTTAGAGCGGAACATCGGATTGTTGTTTGATTTGAAAGCCATATTTATTGCACCAAGTCTATTAGGATAGGGGGTTTGTAGTTCTTGCCTTTCAAGACCTTGCCGTCGTCACGTTTGACAGGCTTCCCATCCTCGAGCTTGGACATATTGCTTTCATGAACTCTATTGAACGCTACTTGCAGAGGAAGGCCGAAGGCATCGGCAAAACCAGAGATGACGTATTGAACGTCAGCTAGTTCTTTTAGGAGATGAGCTTTGTGTTCTGGCGTCACAGCTTTGTGATACCAGAGCAAGCCACCAATTCTGTCGGCAGCTTCTTTCAACTCCAATACTTCCTCCTGAATGAGCTTCATTCGGAGGTCGATTAATTCTAGGTTGAGGACGGTATTTCTATCCATCCCCATTGCTTTGTGAAACTCGCTTACACGGTTCTCACGGGTTAAGTCTTTCATCACCAGTTTACCCCCTTTGTTTTTTCCATAAGCCTGATCATCTCGGTCAGATACCATTGAGCTTTCTTGGCATCCTCGAGGGGGTCGTTCTTATTCCAGAGGCGGGAACCGAGATATTTGAGTACTTGTGCATGGGCGACAGAAATCGATTCATATTCGCCAATGACATCGACTATGTAGTCCCAAGTCTCGATGTTTCCGCTGGTGTAGTGGGCAGGGTGATTGACGTTATCTTCAGCCATCAGGACTCCACAGTTTGACTTTGCTATTCTTCATGTCGTACTCGCCATGCCGGAGAATCCGAGCGAGTCTGGCCTGAAAAATTGCATCCTCTTCTGACAGCCCTGCTTTTGTGTAAGCCTTGACGACAGCTTCCCATGTCGGGTCATCGTCTAGGATAGCAGTAGCTCTCTTCTCCCCGATCCCTTTGCATCCAGCATAGTTATCGGCTTGGTCGCCAGTGAGGACTTGTTTTAGGAAAAAGTAATCGGCCTGTTCAGGCGTTACTTCGACGATTTCATCATCCACTAGGTGTAGCCCAGGGATTTGCATCAGGTCTTTATCGATGCTGTAGATGATTGGCTCTTCAAAAAGAGGCTCGTATGTTCCACAGATGCCAAGCACATCGTCAGCCTCGAGGCGAGGGTAGATAAGTGTTCGATATCTGGCAGTGCAGTATTCTCTGAGCATGGGCAGCATCATAGGTTTGCGCTGCTTTGCTCGGTTGGCCTTGTAGGTTTCGCAGAGTTCTTTTCTGAAATTGACCTTGTCAGTAAAAGCTACGATGACATCCGAAGCTCCCGACTTTTCGGTCAGGGTCTCCATCATGTCATCGAATTTTGCTTTTGTGTCGGACTCAGACGCCCAGAGTATCCAAGTGTCTTCGTCGTACTTAGTAGGATGTTCCAGAGAAGCTGCTGCTTGGAAGGCCACGATATCCCCGTCAACGAGGAGCGTGTTCTTAGCCATGCGTTCTCCTAGTGTGTCTCAGCCCAGTTTGCACCGATGTTGTATTCACCAGTGAGTGGTACTTTGACATTGAAGTGGTCACCAGCTCGAGCAATGCAATCCACGATTAGCTTGCCGCACTCCTCTGCGATATCGGGATCACAGTCGAATTGCAGCTCGTCGTGAATCCATGCGACTTGCTGGCATTTATGTTGCCACCCTCTAGAGCGTAGTTCTTTGTCTACCTCTACGAGCCACTGCTTACAGACCAGACTACCGTCCGACTGTAGGCTTGTGTTGAGGGAAGCAAAAACAGCACGTATGTGTAACTGTCTTCCGTCCAGTCCTGTCAGGTAGCCTTTCGTTTCAGCTTCCTTCTTAACAGACTGAACCAGTTTCTTGAGTGCTGGGACTTTCTCGAAGAAAGCCTTTTTAATTTCTTTTCCAGCAGATGCACCCTTACCGATAATGGAGCCAATCTTAGCGTCACCAGCACCGTAGAGAAATGCGTAGATAAACGTCTTCGCATCATTTCTAGTCGGTAAGCCAGCGGCAGTTTGGTTGGCTGTGTGGACATCCCCATCAACAACCTCCTTGGCATAAGCACCCTTGTCGTACTGCCACATTTTATTGGCAAGCATCCGCAGCTCGAGACCGGAGACATCAGCACCGATCAGCACACGGCCTTTCGATGCAGTCCAGCAGGAGCGACAGTCCTTACCATACGGGGCATAGACGCTGGGTGTTTGGGCGGTGTTGGGAGACCTGTGCGTTGCACGGCCTGTCACAGCCCCATTGGTTATCACCTGACCGTGAATCCGTCCGTCCTTGATCTTCTTGAGCCAACCATTGGCCCCGTCAGATACCTGTCCGATCCGCTTCTGTATCATCAGGTATTCACTGAGTAGCTTCGCCTCGGGGTATGACAAGCTAGACAAGACCTTCTCGTCTACCTTCGCCCTACCGTCCTCGGTAAAGTCTTTGGGTTTCCAACCATGGATAGCTTTCAGGCGGGACTCGATGTGCATACGAGAGCCTGGGTTGAACACCACGGTCTTCTTCTTCATGAAAGGAACGCCTTTGACGTACCCTCGGGTCTTGTTGTTTACCTTGGGTGTAAAGAGACCAAGCTCTTCTTCCCAAGGAGGGAATGCGTCCTGTAGTTCTGCTTCGAGTTCAGCTCTACGCTTATCCAGCGTATGTTTAAGTCGTAACGCAGCGTCCTCGTCAAAAGGAAAACCGCAACGCTCCTGTTCTGCAATCACCCACTTGACCTCATGTTCAAGTTCGGTAGCTACAGGAGAAACGCCTTTAGACTCGATGAGCTTCCACAGTCTATCAGTGACCTCCACATCCTGTTCGCAGTAGTACTGCATATCGGATGACCATTCTGACCAACCGCCATCATAGTCACCCTTGTAACACTTGAGCCTATGCCCCCATGCCTCTAGACGGTGCTTCCCTACCAGTTTGCGGGGGAAGCTCTCGTCTTGGGCTACTAAACGCCAATCTCGGTCACTGAGATCAGGGTAAAGCAATAGCGACATAATCAGAGTGTCACGCACCCGTGATTTTCGGATTCGGAACCACGGGTACACCTTCTTCAAGGCTGGGATGTCAAACGCTATGACGTTGTGACCTACTACAAGGTCAGCGTCCATGAGCATCTTGACACCAGTTTCCACCTCAGAAGGTGCGAAACTATAGGTTTCTTCAGTGTCTATATCCTTCAGACATAGGCAGTGGATGCGGTCTAGCTCGTCCAGCAATCCGTTACTCTCAAGGTCGAATATCAACCGCATCCGTGTCTCCTAGTACTCGAAGTATTTATGAAGAGCTTCCAGCTTGTCGTGGAAGTCAGCGATCTTGCCCAGCTCGATCTCCACCGCCTCCTGTATGTCTTGATGCTCACCAATACCCGCTGGGTGGTTGAGGAGAACCTCGACGTTGGAAACGTGTCTTTTGATAAGACCTCGGAAGTGAGCGTCAGCGGCTTCTAGCAGGATGTCCCGCATCAGGAAGCCAGCGTGTAACGGACGTACTTCTGTCCTGTCACTGGGTGGTACTTGACGTTGCTTTTGATCTTGTGACCGTTGGTACGAAGCACAGAGATCACTTTGGTAAGCGATTGGATTGAGTATTCGACAATGGCCTCACGCACTGTGATTGACCCTGCCTTTTTAAGATGACGCATAATTTTATCGTGCTGTGTCATTCCGTTCCTTTTCTTCCATCCGTTGGATTCTAAAGATTGTGCTAGGTGGTTGAAGTAGCTGTGGAGAGCCTCCCATTGTGGATTTCTAGCCGCACACACGGCAGTGATGTCAGCCATCTCGAAGATGGTGTCGTCAGTAGATATCTCCATTCGGGGGAGCCTCCGTTGTTACCTCGACAAGTCTTCCTGTCACCTCGTCGTAGTTGAGCTGACAGCACTCGCCCGTCATACCGCTGAAGCGATTCTTCAGGACTCGAACCGTCGTTTGATTACGGTTCTCTCCCTGCTGATCCCTTTCGAGACCAATCACAACATCAGATGTCTGGGCGATACTTTGGGAGCCACGGAGATGACTAAGGCTAGTCGTAACTCCATTTTCGTGGCCTCTGTTTCCCTCAAGGCGGCGTAGGTGTGCCACCATGATGAGACCTACGCCTGTCTCTTCGACAAGACTGCGTAGCTTGGTGACCATGATATCGAGGGCTTTACGGTCATCTACATCGAGACCGGCAACAGCAATCGAGATATGGTCGAACACAATGAAATCACACTTGAGACCAACAGCCATGTAGCGGAGCTTTTCAATAAGCACCTCGGGGTCGGTAGAACCGAAGCTGTCGTACAAATGTAATCTGTCTGTGCCTGTGACGGCATCAAATGCCTCACGTAGTTTGCCTTCATCCGTATTTGAATTTACGTGAAGGACTTCATTCATGTGGATGCCTAGAATGCCCTGCATCGTCCGACGCAAGCCTTCCTCGAGCATCATCATGCCCACGGTCATCTCTTTGTTCATGAGAAGGTCGTAGGCAATCTCACGGACGAATGCCGATTTACCGACGCCCGTACCCGCTGTGATCGTAGTCAGCTCCCTGAGACCTAAGCCATAGGTGGGGGTGTTAAGCCCTGCGAATGGATAAGGAACACGGAAGCTCTCGTTACTGCCTGAGACCTCTTCCCAGAGATCAGCAGCGTTCACAATGCCGTCTGGCCGGTACTGTTTAGCACCCCAAATTGCATCGATTACCTCTGAGCCACGCCCTGCGATAAGCATATCACTGGCGTCTTTCAGCGGTAGGTGGGCTATGTGAGCTTTCCCTGGCGATAGGAGCTTTGCACATTCCAGTGCTGCATCCTGACCGGCAGGATCACTGTCAAACATGAACACACACTTCTCGAACTTCTCGAGGAAGCTAATGTTCTTTCGGATAGCCCTTGACGCACCCGCTGCCCCATTGGGAACGGATACCACTGGATACTTGTTGTTCTGGAGCTGGGATATTGAGAGGGCATCTAGTTCGCCCTCGCATACCACTATCATCCTGCCTGTATCACGCCACAGCCAATCGCCATAGAGACCTACGCTTTTGGAGTCACCGATCCAGACAAAAGATTTGTCGGGGTAGCGAACCTTTGCAGCGATAGGTCGGCGTTTGCGATCATAATAGTAAGCTAGGTGAGCTGGCTTGCCAGCGTGATCACCGAGTTTATATCCCCATTTCGCACAGGTGTCCTCGGTGATACGCCTTGACGCAATAGCTCTCGTTTCGCCCGTGACCTTGAATACTTGGTTTTCACCTTCGTCTTCCGTGATCGATAGAGGGGCGACCCAAGACTTTTCGCCATCGGATTGCTCTTGCTCATGATATCCACATCCAAAACAATAACCGTGTCCATCGTCATATCGGGCTAAATTATCTTTGGAGCCACAGCTCGGACACGGTTCGTGGTTAGTAAACTGGGACTCTTCCATGTCACTCCTTTAGCCACTCCAGCGGAAGAACACTGTTGGAATACAGGTAGCCATTACGCTCGGCCCACATTCCGTAGGTGGTCTTCGACTGCTTGGATATTTTTTGATTGGCGTTTGAAAAGATGAACCTGATGTCGAGATCAGGATGCTGGTCTTTTACCAAGAGCATTTTCTGACGATCTGCTGTCAGGAAGCGGCCCTTGGTCTCAATGATAATACCGTTGGGTAGTACAAAGTCTGGAGTGTACCGAGCCTTCTTGGCCGGTCTCAGGTAGTCAATGCGTAGGGTCTCATATTCAAACTCGACGCCTTTTTCGATCAGCTCTTGAGCAATACGTTCCTCAAGCCCTGATCTGTAACCATTACCTGTTTTTGATGCCCACCCGCCGCTATTAGTAGAAGCCGTCTGCTTCTTGCGACGTAGCGTCGGCATCGGTTGAATCTCCAGTATTTGTCTCGACTGAAGGTGTGTCGAAGCTGGCTTCTTCACCCTCGCCAAACGGATTGGCCTCTTGTTGTGGCTCTTTCACTTCCTTGACTAGTACGCTTATCGGTTGGAGTGACACGCCTTTTTTCTCAGCTTGCCAGCAGTACACCGCAAATTGGACTTGGATGGAGGAGCCTCCACCAATCTGATCTGTGCGGTCTTCTGCGTTGCTGAAGAAAACTCGAGGACGGCGGTTCCACATCTCGCCTTCTTTGGTGAGGCGGTTAGCGACCCGAATCTTAAAGATTACGTCACCTGTGGTATTACCCTCTTTGTCCTCTTCCATTTTCCACATGGAATTATCGTTTTTACTGGGAGCTTTGCCTGTCCACTCTTTGTAGACCTGACCAAGCTCTTCCATCAGCTCTTTCGCTTCCTCAACAGGAACGCGGATGTCTGCTTTATATTGACCAAGTTTGTTAAACTTAGTGTCGGGACGGATAAGCCTTGGATAGAACGCCTTGGCGACCATCGTCATGCCTACATAGTTCCCAGATTTTTCACTCAGATATTTCATCTAAATCCTCGATTAGATAGAACGTGGTTGCGTAGCTCGAGATGAACTGGAGCTGCTTTTGTGTAAGGACAACGGTTTGAAGAATGAGGTTATCTTCATCAACTTTTTCGCCAGCCTCGATGTCTTCGTCAGTGGCTTGTCTGATCTGCATCAGCATGAATTTGTCATCTTCAATGATGTATCCCATTAGTGTTGGGATGGTGTTGTCGTGGGTGTCATCGTCCACTTCGTAAATGTTGGCGACAGTCAGATCGATTTTCTGTGACTGCTTTTTGGTGACGCCCTTGAAGTGGATTACGTTGTCAGATGTCATCGAACATCCTCTGTAAAAAATGTTCACAAGTGTAAGTGTCTGACATGGCTAATGCCGGATACAGACGCTCAAATGTTTCTTCGGTGATCCCGTTAATTGCTTTACGGGTTTGGAAGGCATTGCGGATAATCTCCACAACAGGATGTAGTTGATCGAAGTTATGTTTCATTTCCGTTGGTTCCCTTCTAGTGGTGGCGGTAAGTCGTAAGGCTCTCGCATATGTAAGTATTATGAAAAGAAAAACTCACTGTCGAAAACCCCATCAATATCCAGCTCACCTTTTTCTGGGTACAGCTCATGCTCGAATGGCAGGGACTGGTACAATTCTGCTAGCGGATCAGTCTTGACATACATATCCACAAAGCTCGGCTTCACGCACTTCTCGATGAACGTCGGCATTTGAGCTGCGTGAACTCCGAAGCTGTCATGGATCATAGCGAAGCTCTTGATTCCTTCCTCGATCCCACGGTTCACCGCCATGCGAAGGTGGGTTGCATCAAGGCTATGGACGAAGTTAGGGGCAACAGACAACGCCATGTCTTTAGAGTCCAGCTTCGGCGTATCATTGTAATACGTAAGCCTAACCCTTCCGTTCATGTAAGTATCCTGCAAATGCTTCTTTTGTGCAGCTCGATACTGTACGACCTGAAAGCCGTCAGGTGTTACCCAAGTCATCCGCTTGTCATATCCAGAGCAGTCGAGCTTGTTGTGGTACTTAGTCCACTCTCGAGCCACTGAAGACAACCAATCCATAGCAATCTTACCTTTGACCACAACCTGATCGATAGCTGTCCAGATGTGACGGGCAAGCATGATGACCATCTCTTTGTCTTTCGACTTGTCCCACATCCGCTGGTGACCGGCCTTGAGCTTGTCGTCGTAACCCTCTTGGGTGTACTCCATACAGCTCGAGAACTTACCGGCGTAGGGGATGACCATGGTCTGACGCTTGGTCATCTTCCTGTCGATGCCAAACTTGACCCACAGGTGAGCATCAGCCGACCCTTCAGCCAGCAGCAGCTCCTTGGTCACATCAGCCACATCTTGGTAGATGTCTTGCCGAGGTAATCCTGGGATCAGGTTTACACTACGCCCACCAACCTCATCTCGCAGCATCGCTGAGTAGTGCTGGAGGCCACTGCAAGTCGCATCAACGTGGCAGGGGAAGTGGGAGATGAAAACCTCACCGTTTGCATTAGTCTCGAGGAAGTCTGCCCATTCCATTGCGAAGCTCAGGAACATGAAAGGCTCATCAGCATCAAGCCACTCGAGATTGTTGCGCCAATCCCTGCCGCACTTCACGATCCATTCTTCATTGGCGACAACCCAGTCAGCCCGATCCTGAAGGGACACCTTGTCGTTGCCCCAAGCATTTGCTCCGGCCACTGCAAGCCAAGCTGCCTGTTCCATGTCGCTGATCTGGATGCCGTTGGCGAACTCGAGCATTGATTTACCAAAGTCAGCCGCCTGTGGATTCAGGAACGCTGGGAGCGGGTAGGCTCGGCCCCTGACATCGAGGTTGTGCGGAAAGTATATCTCATGGAACGGCTGAAACTTACGGGCGATCTGTAACGTATAGATCACCGACAGACGCTTCGAGATATCCTCACGGTTCCTCGAGCGAATCAGGAAGACCTCGAGGTTGTGCTTTTTCTTCACATCCTCGTCAGTATCGTACCCGACAGGCTTGGGTGGTATCTGCACCTCATCAACCGTTGGGATTCCCCCTCGGTCACCCCCCAGCTCGTTGAAGACATAATCGAGGGCATCCACCATGCGGCGTTTGACCCGCCAAGGGGTCTCTTGGATGGCGTTGATTGCTGGAAGGGTCTGAGACCAATCCATATGCATCATGCGCTCAATGTCCCGCTTACCAGCACCTTTGATGATGCTGTACTTCTTGACCTTGCCTCGGTTCATGTACCCGCCTTTGAACAGGTTGAACTCAGCAGACCACGGGCGGGGTTTGACGACCATCGGGAGGTACAACGTGAAGTCCATCACAGACCGCTTACAAGCCTCCTCAACGTGATCTACCAGCTCCTTGGTGGGTAGGATGTACGTTTTGGTGTGATCGTACTCTATGAGGCCCGTAGCCTCCATGAACAATGTCATGAGGGCGTAACCTATGAGAAGGCACTCACGCTGCGACCAGCCACGCCACTCGACCTGTTCAGCATCGAAATACATTCGGTATGTCCGAAGACGCCAATGGGGAGGGTAGGTGCGCCGATCCATGTCCTTGGTGATCTTGTCCAGAAGGTTCTTTCGTTCCTCGACGGAACCGAAGTGCTTCAGACGCCACTCAGTGTGAATCGCATCGACTGCCTTGATGCAGAACGATGTGCGTTTGATTGGCTTGTTCGAGAATAGGGGAATCAGGTTGTACACCTGTTTCACGAAAAGGTATGAGATGACCTCTGGGTCGAGACCAGTTTGACGTAGGTACTCAGCAGCCCTTGCTCCCCGACCACCACTCTTCCTAGACAGGAACGAGATTACAGTCTCAGCAAAACGACGCTGGGTAGAAGAGACATAACGTGACCCGATCTTAGAATCAGACCAAGACCCTCTAGAGTTAGACTTTAAGTTATCTTTAGTTAATCTAGAGTACGAATTATCATATATCTCTGTTTCTATTTTTTCTTGCAAGACGCTATTACTATAGTCTGTGCCATAAGCTGACTCTAAGTAATCTTTAGTATCCATGCTCAGATTCTCCTCTGCCCTTCTAGTGGTGGCGGTAAGTTTGTACAGAAGCAGTGTGACCCCGCTTCTAAGTCCCTTACATATGTGTAAGCGTCTATCCAGAGCTAAGGCATTGCAGTGATTACAACGCCTTAGTGATGTTTATGTATGTGTAAGAGAGTCTGAAAGGATTTTAAGACTCTTGTGAAGGTGGTGGGGACACCGAGACTCGAACTCGGAAGTCATTGCTGACTACGGGTTTTAAGCCCGTTGCGTTTACCAATTTCGCCATGCCCCCGTGCCATATATGTCACCGTGTGTCACAGGTCGTGTCACACTATCATCATTGTTCCAAAGCATCAAGACAGACATCCAGATCACTAGGTGCTAAGTGACTGTAACGCATGGTCATTGCTATGGTCGAATGACCCAGCCAGACCTGTACACGCCTGATGTCCACACCAGATTGCACAAGCCTCGAAGCACAGGTGTGACGCATGACATGAGGGACAACATCATTGCCCAGCCCTGCCATGCCTCTAGCCTTCTCGAAGATCGAGCGGTAGGTGTACCTGTTGATGTGACCGAAGGGCTTGTCAGTGTCCTTTGGGCAACGCTCGAGGATGCTACGGCAACGCTGGGTCATTGGGATGGTACGAGGCTTGCCGCCCTTGGTTAGCCACAGGGTGACCTTACCGTCACTGTAGTCAGCCCAAGTGAACTTCAATGCCTCACCCATACGGAACCCTGAGTCGATCAGGAATGCAGTGAAGTCACCATACTCAGGTCGCATGAAGGTCAGCTTCTCGAGCAGACGGGCTTCCTCGGTATCTGTGAGGAACCTGAGCCGACCTACGCCTTCCTTGCGGCGGTAGGCTGAGATGTCAGGCTTGTCCTTCAAGACCTTTGTCTTCTTGGCCTGTGTCAGTACCTTCGACAGGGCTGCTAGTTTCCTGTTGATTGTACCGTCAGCGTTGCGACGTTGCTTCAGCTCACTGACGATGGTCTCGAGGTGCTGGTCAGTGAACATGGACACAGGGATGTCATTGACGATCTCTGCGATTTCCCTGAGCTGTGCCACAACCTTCTGCCCATGGTCAGTGTCACCCCACAGCACAGGATGGATGCGCCTGTAGTACTGAGTGAAGGTCTCTGAGCTAGGGGCCACACCCTCGGAGCTGATAGGCTCACCTCGGGCTATCGCTAGCCGTATAGATGCTTCCCACAGCTCGGCCTCGGCCTCAGTTGCAAAGTTCTTTCTGTGGCGTTGGTTGCCACTCTTTACGTCGCCTTGCCATTGCTTCCCACGCTGTCTCGCCATTACGGTGTCTCCATTGTTGCCAGTATTTGTTGCGAAAGTGAGGTGAAAATATCTGTGCTGAATACTCACTGTTCGATATGTACAGGGTCTTTTTATAGTAGGCCCCTTGTTTCCGTAAGGATTCAGCCAATAAAAAATCACCTTCCCATTCTGCCTCGCTCGAGGCGAACACCATGAAGCTGTGAGCCTCATGGGTGTTCAAGCCGTGATCATTGGCTGGTAAATACTCTTTCATAAAATGCCCTTCCTGATTTGGTTAATTTAACAACCCTATAACGCTCATCCATGGGGTCAGGGTAGGACTCGATGAATTCCAAGCCAGCGTTCTGCTTACGCTTGTCCTTCCATCTACCCCACCATTTAATACATCTAGACGCTGTTGCGTTGGATAGACCTAAGTATTTCTCGAGGTCAAACTGATGTTGACCCTCGTGTTCTGCTACCCAGATAAAGGTTAAGATGTATGTAAGTGGCATCGCAGGATATAAGGTATAAAACTGCTCCAGCACCCCCTTGATTTTTGATGTTTTTGTCATAACTCCCAATCCTCAGTTATAGTCGGTAGGCGACTTTAGTCTTTACTGAAAGGTACGAATTTTTCGTATCTTCTAATACGGATATACACCCCATATGTAAGGACTTCAAGGCAGATTGAGCTGCCAACTCTTAGCACAAAGACTTCTTCGTCCATTAATGCACTCCTATTAAGCTAGAACAAAGCAAGAACGTAATGCGTTCACTCTACTTAGTCAATATGGGGACGTAGGTAAGCTATGTCAAGGGCTTACGGAAGAGAAAGGCATAACCATATAAAATGTGGCGGCAACAATGATAGTAGATGATAGAGATTTTTTGGATTTCAAAATCCCGACCTGATTGAGATTGCGACGCATTCGCAATTATAGGGCAATTGAAAGCCCCCGCCAATTGATCGACGGGGGCCGGTGTTAGGTCTCGGGGTTCTGGCCGATTAGCCAAGCGATTATGTAAAGAATAAACAGGACCAGCCAAGCGGCAATGTCGCTGATCAATTCTCGCATATTAGGCCCCAGCGTTTAGCCTGAATTCTGTTTTGGTTCGGGGTGCTTTTGTCCATTAGCTCGGCGGTAATATTCACGACCAGCACAAAGCCCCCCGCATCGGTTCGCCTATAGCTTAAGGCGATATCATCCCCAGCCTCGGCCTGTTGTTTAAGCCCCGATATTGAGACCCGTTTATCCCCTCGGGTTGCAGCTCTATATAACCTGATTTTGCAGGGCGTCCCGTCGGTATATTCCCCGACCAGCTCTAGTTTTTCCCCAAATGCTAGCTTTGCCATATCGACCCCTAAGATTAGGGCCAGCTTTTGGA